TTTCTACTTTATCTTTATAGAAGTGTTGTATTCTCATTTCATGAAACCATTCAGGCAAATCCCATGGCGTTAAAATAATCTTATCCCAATGTTTTAATTCTTCGGGAATATATTTTTCTTTCCATGTCATTAATAATCCAGGTTTGATAATTGCTAACATACCATCAACATGTCCACACTCAGGCACTTCTATCCATTTAGTTTCACAACCTATATTTCTTTTTACCCATTCTAATCCTGTTCTTGTTCCTCTTGCTCCAAAATCTCTGCCTTCAGAATCATTATAAGGTCTTGAATGAATTAATGTATCTCCGCATTTTATAATATTTGCGGCATGATACATTATCTGAGGTTCCATTGTCTCATAATGTTGATACTGAGATTGTAATAAAGGTCTAGGCATTGCAATATAGTTTCTTCCTTCTTTATGTTTTTCTAACATTATATCTAAGAAGTAATCACTTTCAGTATATCTATTACAGTCACCACCTATAGTATTGATAATAGTATCTCCATAAACTATATGATGGTCACGAGGACATATAGCAGGATATGGAAAATCTGATTTCCATTGTCTTGTACTTTCAGATTTCAAAGGTAGAGGATTTGGTCTGTGAACTTTAACACCTGCTGATTTAAATATATCTGATAGTTTTTGAAAATCTTGCTCTGTTTCTTCTAGTATCTTTGACATACTATCAACAAATTGTGTATCATCGAATTGTTCTAAAGACTTTGTATCATAAGTGGAACCAACAATAATCTCTGTTAGTTTATCCCATTCTGTCCATATCATGTATTATCCTAATTAACTTCTAATATAATACTATTTATGCATAAAAAAAGGGAGCCTAAACTCCCTTTTAATTTTAGATAAGTTGAAAATTATTAATATACTTGTGTTGTGCCAAAATATTCGAACTGGTCATTGTAACCATTTGTACTTCTTCTATGATGAGAAAACTCATATTTATAGCCATCAGTATCATATAAAGTAAGCCATACAGTATTTTCATAATTATTAATTACTTGTCCTTCAAACAATTGGTCAAGTACTGTTGCTCTTGCACCGAATTGAGAACCATCATAATCAATGTTCCATCTTGTATAACTTGACTGAGAATCTTTTGTAAATCCTGATATACGATATCCAGTTGGTGCATGAAGATTTGTGTATGCAGTATCATTTAATCCCCAAGTATGATATGCACTATTGCCTACTAAGTTAAACACATTAGAAGGTATTGTATCACTTAATTCTATTGTTCTACCTGATGGAGCATGTACAAATTTAACGATTGTTACATCTGTAGTCATACCATTTGCAGTCCAATCAGGGTGGTCACTAGACATGTCAACATGGTCATTTACGTAAGAATTGATATTAGTATTATAACTAGCACCTGTAATACGTAGATAATGAGTACGTGCCTGTGCTGGTGTTGACGTTGATGTGTCGTTAATTGTAATGTATGCAGTCTCGGCTACCGTTGTGGCTGGGAAAGCTAGACCGTTTAAATCTGTGTTATGAACCTTGCCTTTAATTCTTTCTATACCGGTACCATCATCCATGTCATCTGCATTAATTGTTATTTGAAAAGTAGCAGTATTATTATTAACTGTTATTATTTGTGTTCCAATTGGATAGCCAGGAGCGGAACCGTCTTGTGTTCCATCGGTGACACCGCCACCAGAGATATCAGTGTTGAAGTCAAAATTACTACCTGTAGTACTTTGCCCAGTCATTGAGGTCAAGAATTGAGTACCATCTGCTACAAGTGTTGTAGTAAATGTAAATGTTATTGTTGTGCCTTCGTTTACACTTGTTCCTGCATCATGTGTTAATGCATAAGTAGGTGTTGAAGGAGTGACAACGTTTGTGTTTTCTGGATTTGTTTTCCATGCGGCTGTTACAGCCGTATCTGTTATTAGTCCATGGTCTTGTGTGTCAACCACTGCTAAATCGTTTACTGTAGATAAATTAACATATCCTCTTGTACCTGATGTTGCTCCTAAAGAACCTCTATGTAGAGCACCTCTTGTTGGCAAGTCATCTGCCGAATCTGTTATTACTCCGAAGTCTTCTAGTTCCGCTAACCAGATAGAACGTCTTACTCTTACTTTAGGGCCAGCACCTGAGTTTTGCCAGGTTATACCACGATATTTTGCCATCTGTATATCTCCTTAATTTTTTTACGTTGGCCAAATAGTTGCCGATGTAGCTGTATCAGTTATTGATCCATTGTCCTGTGTATCGACCACTGCTAAATCATTTACTGTGGATAAGTTAACATAACCACGTGTACCTGATGTAGAACCAAGTGAACCTCTGTGTAGAGCACCTCTTGTTGGCAAGTCATCTGCGGAGTCTGTAATTGCTCCGAAGTCTCCTAATTCTGCCAGCCAGATAGAACGTCTTACTCTTACTTTTGGTCCTGCTCCGGCATTTTGCCAGGTTAAACCACGATATTTTGCCATCTTAGTCTCCTTTAGAATAACTCTTTTTAATCTCTGTTAATCATATTTATCAAAAAAGCAGTCTAAATAAAGACTGCTTTTAAATTTTAATGAATTTTTTATTCTTGGTGGTCTTCGTGGCCATCCATGTCGCCACCGTCATGCCACAAATCTTGCTCTGTTAACATTTCGCCATTTGCTCCTGCCCATGGTGAATGCATTGAGTTATCCCAATCAGTTGAATGAGTGTCATAGTCTACATTTTCTGCAGGTACATAAGCCCATGTCATTTCTGCTTGGTTTTCCTGATGTGATTGATGTTCCATTAGTTCGTGCATTAGGTCACGTGCATTTTTTCTTTTATCAAGTTCGATGCCACATGCTCTACCTTCTGCTTCCATCATGTCTTTGACATGTTTTTCCATTTCAGAAGCCTGACGTTGCAGGTCTTCCATCATCTGGATCATAGTTTCTGAATGATACATTAGTGTGTCTCCTCTCCACACTTGATAGAATTATCAAGTTGTAACTGTATTTAGAGGATTCTTTAAATTATTGATTATTTGTTAGAATTATGAGCCGCCGCCATAGAGCCGACTGCTTTAGCACCATGCTTGATAGCTTTTCCTGCCAACTTTGCCGCGCCGCCGACAGCCTTACCAACAGCTATTGCCGCCAATGGAAGTACTTCATCTACTTTTTCGTTGCCTGCAAGTTTTCTTAGTCTGTCTAAATCTGTTGTTTCTTTTTTTGATTTTCTGTGTGGTTTACCGCATGATTCACATACTGGTTCATCACAATCACAACCACAGTCACAATATTCAGAATCTTCGTTAGTTGATTCTGCCATACCTAGGTCATCTAATCTAGTTAGTATCCAATCCATTGGATCTCCGTCTCTAGCTTTTTGTGTACCATAAGGCATTTCATCTGAATAGTAATCGAATAAGTCTTGATATAGTTCTCCATCAAGTTCCATATCATTTATATTTGATACGCCATGTTTATCTAAGATTGCTTTTACTTCATCTGCTTCAAAACCTTCTTCAATAGATTCATTAGCTTTTTCTTTTTTATCTTTAGCGGCTTTTTTCATTGTTTCTTTTTTATTGCCGTCTTTATCAATATCTGCAAAATCTGGTTTTGCTTTTTCTTCTACTTTGTCATCTTTGTCATCTTTGTCATCTTTTTTACCTTTTTTCTTATCTAGGTATGCTTGAAGACCTGGATTAACTTTACCTTCGTCAACTGTTTCAAATTCATTCATTAAAGATTCAAAAATTTCATTTTCATCTAGTGAATATTCTAACGGGTTATCGCCTCTTGAAGGTTGTAACTTTTTAGGTTGTTTTGAAATGCTTTCTGGAGATTTCTTTGAGTAATCATCTAAATCTAACTTGTCATTAGCCGGTGTAGCCTGATATTCGTTTTCTTCAACACTTTCCATACCACATTGTGGTTCTGATTGCATACCTGCAAGTTGCATCATACGTAGAACTTCTTCTGGATGTTCTGTGCTTGTGTTCGATGTAGTAACTGACTTTCCGTTATCATCAGTAACAGTTAAATTATAATGTTTGCTCATTTTTTATCTCCTGAGATAACAGATGGACTAGATTTTTCTTCTGTATCCATTTGTTCTGGTGCTTGGTCTCGTACTTCTTTCGGACTTAGTTCATTTTCTACTGTGTCAGTTTCTTTTGGTGTTAATGACTTTAGAAAATCACTTATGAAAGTACGACCATAGTTTGCACCATCGTCTGATTTTGATTCTTCTTCGGAAGTAAGTTTTGCTTCTTTGTTTTCTTCTGCTTCTTCCTCTGTTGGTTCCCATCCTTCTGGATGTACTGCAACGTATGTTAAATGCATACCTAACAAATCAGAAAGTTGTTGACGTAAGATATCGGCTGATACAGGATAACCTGTAACAACATCAATCTTCGATACTTCTGAATTTTCTACCTCTTTAAAGAACATTGGGTTTTTTGATACTGGTGTAGTAGATGTTTTTGACATAGTTCTAAGGTCATATTTGCCTAAAAACTTTTCAATTCTATCTTCTGCATTAGTATCTAATTCACAGCAAAAACGCATTGTGAATTTATGTTCTTTTTCTGATTCTGTTAAAAACTCTTTAAATTGTTTCATGTTGCTCTCCAACGTACTACTCTTATTTATCATTTTTGTTATTTTTTTCTGGTTTTTTACCAGTTACTTCATCTGCAACCTTTTGTGCATTAGCAATTCGCTTCAATAATTCGTTTCTATCAAGGTTTAGAGAGCCTTCTGACTCTAATTCGTTGTCATCTTTGCTAGTATCCCTATCTTTTTGATGGTCTAGCTTCGCTTTTTGCAACTGTAGATTAATCATTTTGAGTTTTCTGTCTACTTTGCTGTCTTTGGCTTCTTTAGCTGTCTTTAATAGCTGATTTGCTGTCTCTAATATCTTTGCACCTGCATGTACTTCTACATTCATACCTAATTGCAGTAAATCTTCAAATGTTTGCATGGCTTTTCCATGAATATCGTCCATTTCTCTGTCATGTTCATTTAAATCTGATACCATAGGAAGTGATGCATCGATTTTCTCTGCATTTTTCATTTCAGTATTGATGATTTTGGTAATTTCGTTAGATTCTTCTATAGAAGGTGTGTCACGTTCAACTTCATTCTCATATGTCTTGTCTTCTTCCGCGCCTGTAATGTTAAACGTTTCTTCTAATTTTTTAGTCATCTGTTATTCCTATTATATCAGTAGTTAATAGTATTTATCATTGCTAAAAATTATTTCTTTTTTCTTTTGACAGGTTTAGGCTTTTTTGTGTTTTGATATATGTCACCTTCGTTTAATACACGAAAACGCATGCCTCTTTTCTTAGCCCAAGAGGTTGCCGCATCCCATTTAGCAAAATTCTGTACAACAGCCGCTTTGTCTGTTCTTCTTCTTGCTAATTCTGGGTTAGATTGTGTTGAAGGTTTGATTTCAACCAACTCTGCATTCTTATTGCCCTTTTTATCCATATAAACAATGATAAAGTCAGGAACGTATCCAGTAACTTTGCCATTTAAAGGGTTTTGATATGTTATCTTACAAGGTTCACTTGCCCAAGCTACAACACTTGGATTATCATCACAGAAATTCATGAAAGTATGTTCCCAACTACTTCTAAAAGTAGGCTCACCCCTCCCAGAGTACTTCTGTGGGTTTTTTATTGTATATTTTCCTTGATGATATTTCTGTCTCATTTAATAATTGCTCTTTGGACCATAGCGTTAGGTTTAGATGGTTTTATTGTACCAGTCTGATAACCAAATCTCAAAGAACTATTAATTACAAATGCGCCTAAATCATTTAAGTCAAAGTTAGGTTTAATTTCATCGACTAGTTGATATGGATTTAGTCCGTAACTTCTTGCTACGTTTGTTATTTCTCTAGCAAACGTATCTGCTTTGGCTTCTGTGAAGCCTTTCTTTCGGAATTTTGCCTTTAATACATCTATGTCGAATGCCATCTTATAAACCCCTCGTTAAATTCTTTAACACATTAATAGAAGATTGTGCGTTGTTAAGTGAAGTAGCATTTGCCGATGTTCCATTTGAAGGGACAGTAACAGTCTGATTTGCTTGTCCACCACTTCTTGTATTTGAATTATTAATACCGTCTCTAACTAAATCTCCTAAGATACCGAACTTACTTTGTTTCGTTTTACTTAAATTCTGTATAGAACCGATACCCGAATTTCCTAAAAGGCCTTGAGCCGCTGAATCTCTTATGTTACCCCAATTAATACTTCTTCCATTGAAGAAAGCATTTACTAATTCGTTTTTAATCGCTCCTCCTAAGTTACTTCCACCGTATCTTCCTGTACCGCCGTCATATGTGTTACCTAAGTTGGCAAAATCTGCTATTTGAGGATATTTTGTTTCTGGAACAAAAGGATCAGTAAATCTTTCATTTGTTGGAAGAGCCTCTACAAACTGATGTCTTGATTTTGCTTCTTCAAATTCTGCTTGTGCAATTTCATTCTGTGCATCTAACACATTTGAAAATTGAGCAGGGTCAATGTCTTGGCCATTGAATTCATTCATAGGTAAACCAGAAAATTTTACTGCATTATTAAGTTTTGTTAACTCATCAAGTTTTTGTTGATTGATAAGTGCTTGTGTTTCCGCAGTTTGGTTAGCAAGTGAAGACCTATCAGTATTCTTTGACCAGAAAGGAAGTTCTTGTTCTTCGTTTACTGCACTAAGAACATCACTTGGATCTTTCTTAAATTGTCCTAATAGGTCATTAAGTCTATTATTCCATTCATTCGTCCCTGCTTCTGTGTCACGAATACCTGATTGACTAACTAAAGACTCCAGTATATACGGTTGACCATCTGTCATCCATTTAGGGAATGCTATCTCATCTGTAACTGTTTCGAATGTGACATTTTCTGGTTGCAGATTAAAGTCAATCATCTTTAATTGTGCATCGGCATAATCACTCGGTGAGAAATTAATAGATGTAACTAAAGGGTTAACTAGTGTAATTTTTTGAATTTTTCCTGTGCCTACTTGGTCATGTACAGTACCAGTAAAGTCAGTTGGACTTGGTGCACCGTCTAAGTTACCAAAGAAGTGAAATATTACAACTTTTTCAAAATTTTGATGAAATGATTTTCCAGATGTTGGGAACTTTCTACCTTGATTTATATCAGCAAGACTACTTTCTATGTTTGCTGTATCAGTCGGTAAAGAACCGTTCTTAAAAAATCTATTATAGATATTGTTCATTAAGTTAAAAGTATCACCATTGATAGTATCATACATACTAATCGATACTTCACCAAAATCTACACGTGTAGGAATATATGTTCGTTTACCATATCTATCGATTGGTACAGTGGAAGTGGCAATAGATACCCCACCTACTGCTTTAACGAATCTGTTATTTGGAAGTGATTGGCCTAAGGCGCCTGAATTAACTGTGTGGAATTCCACATACCACATATCTCCAAATTTTGGAGCTGTAGTAATGGGTCCGACACCGTCGAACCCAAATCTTTTTCTGGCATTACTGCTATCCTGAACTACAATATTGCCTTGCTTATTGTTGCCGCCTTGTTTCTGTGTAGCCATAATAGCCTACCTCAGATTAACCAAGAATACTTGAATTATTAACGAATGTTGTGTCAGGCATAATTTCAGTATCAGTGAATACTGCGTTATCGTACTGTAGTGTTAGTGCGATTGTCACAGGATCTGAAACTGAGTAATCTGACTGAGAATAATCTGCATTCTGAACAAAACAACCTTCTAGTTGCCATTGTTCGTTTGGATTGCCTGAGTTACCGTCAAGTATTTCAATTAATGTAGAAAACTTGTAGTTAGTACCTGCCGCCGGACCAGCTTGATTTCTGTGGTTCAACTGTGATTGTACTTGTCTACCTACTAGTTTAGTTAAATTGTTTGCAATATCATCACGTAGAGTAATTGTGATAGGTTCCCAAGTGTGTTTACCCATCATATACATACGAGAGTTATATGAATCTACAGGAATTGATTCGTGTGTAATCTTTGGACGAGTTACGTTCATAACTTGTCTTGTGAATTCGGTAGTGTTTGTAGCCACTCCACCGAAACCTGCTACTTGAACACGGAAACGATAGTTTAATTTAGGCTGTAGAATACCTGAGCCAGTTACGCCATCGCCGCTGTCTGTAGGTACACCAAAAGTATTTAATGTTCTTGCCATGTTTTTGTCTCCTAAAAAGTTTCGAAACTTTACTTTATATAAGAGTATTTATCTTTTATGAATATAATTAAAGTTGTAGTTAATAAAAACCCGACATTACTGCCGGGTTTCTAAGATTTTTATTGGTTTTTCTCAGCTTACGCTAGAGATTCGCCTGTATTTCTGATACGTAGTGGGATGTAGATAAACTCTACTGCTTTCACTGGTTGAATTGCAACGTCTACCCATAACTCGTTTCTATCGATACGAGCCGGAGTATTGTTTGATTCGTCACAAACAACTAAGAAGTCGAATAGACCTCTGTTAGTTACTAGTTCACCACAGAAACGTTCTACTGCATCACGCATGTTATCACGTGTGATTTTGTCATTCTGTTCGAATAAGAAACCACGAGATAATTGATCCAAATTGAAACGCATATAGTTTACAAGTCTCGCAACATTAATACGGTCAAGTGCTGATGCAAATGCCTGTGCTGTTTTTTGACCATAAACTACTAGACCTTGATTTGGAAGGTCTGCGATTGGATTAACACGTGAAGTGTAAAGTGCATCACGTTGTCCGTTACTTAAACGAACTTGTGCAAATTCACTTTCATCTGTTACGTAACCTACTTTACTTGCATTCGTTACAACACCACGTGTCAAGCCCGCTGGAGCGAACCATGGGAATGATACTTGGTCTGAGAATGCGATAGTACGTAGTGCGATTGCTGATGATGGAATAACAACATCATTACCTGATAAGTCTGTTGAAAGACCATGTGGGTAATAAACGCCTGCATATGATTCTGCTGGAACGTTATCAGTTGCCCAATTTTTCATAGATGTAGAATCTGATTTCAAGTCCATTGGTGTATCACCAATAACGAAAGCAACTTCTTTCTTATCTTTGTTTAGAGCAATCATTTCGTCCATTAGTTCTGGATAACCAGGAGCCGCAATCAAGTTAAAGTAAACTGATTCTGAACGAATACCATCATTACCTGCGATTGACGCCTGCATAGCTTCCACAACCATATTACGTTGTGCTTCTTTACCGAATTTGCCTGAGCCATCTAAGTTAGAACCTGATGCCCATTCCCACTTACCGTTAACATATTTTTTAACATTGTAAGTAGAGTAATCCATGTTCACTAATAACATACCGTCTGGATGCAATTCAGCATTTGCTGTTTTGGCATGTGCAGTACGTGAATTAATGTTTCCGTTTGCATCGTATGGTGCTTCCTCTGAGAAATGAGAGAAAACGATACCATTGCTAGATGATTGGTCAGCATTATCTAGTTTAACCCATTTGCCACCGTCCCAACGATAGACATGTGGATAAGGCATAGCATCACTATCTACCCAAATGTCGCCAGTGAATAGATTAGTTGTACCATCTTTACGTTTTGTTGGCATACCTGAACGTAATTGTAATTCATTGCCCATTAAACCGTCTGTGTCTTCAGACCAAGCATGTTGTTGCCATTGCTGAACACCACTTACGTAAGCATTTCTAAGTACTTCAATTTTTAAATCTGCATCAAACCATAGAGTACCTTCTGCTACTGCACCTTTTGGTGTAGATGAAGATGCTTCATATGATAAGTCTGCCCAAACACTATCAATGTTTGTTGATTGAGCAAGTCCCATTGCATTGAAACCAGAAGCAAATACGATGTTTAGTTCTAATCCGTCTGATTTAGTCCATCTGACTTTATCAGCACCGATTTTTTCAACTGAAACGTTAGCCGCATTTAAATTTGTGTTCATTTGCATTTGTACTACAAGAGCATCTAATGTTACCGCAGTAACATTGAACTGTGTACCTTCAACTGTGAAGTCCGCAGTGATACTTGCAGTATCAGGGATTTGACCTGTTGTGATTGTTGTAGCTACTTTACCAGTATGTCTACGTAACTCAACGAAACCTAATGCTGAGTTATAACGTGCATAGATATCACCTTCATCAATTAATGATGTTCCTGCGATATCATCTGTAGAATATAGTGGTGCTTGAACTGATGTCCATAAGCCTGTAGTAGAATTATAAACAGCCGCTGATAAATCTAAACCACCGCCTTGTTTTGTAAGTCTAATATAAATTTCGCCACCCGCTAAAGCATTGTTATCTGATTTAGTTGTTGGTGCAAAAGCAGACCACTGAAAATCTGATGAACCAGTGTCACCAATGATGACCCAGTTAACACCTACTTTTTCCCAGTAAGTAATTTTTGTTGTTGATGTTACAACGGCGATGTCTCCTGCAGAACCGAATGTGTTTTTCGGTGATGCAAAACCATCAGCATTGATAGCCTCAACATTACCTGTTCCTGGTACATCTGTTAACACTTTAGGTGTAACTGCTTTCCAGTCTGTACCATCATGTTTAAAGATACCAAAATCAGATGTTGACGTATCGTGCCAATATGTTCCGTTTGTAATTGCGCCAGCTGGTTCGTTTGAAGTCGCTTCTAATTGTGACATGTCCACGTTAGCACGTACAACATAGGCGTTGTTTGAAACTCCTAAGTATTGATACGCGGCTAGTAGGCCATATTCACTTGTCTCTGCTCCTTGCACAACCGATCCGCCAACTTCATAGAACACAGGTTCGCCGAAAGTTTCAACTAATTCTCGTTGTGAAGAAACAAGATATGCAACACCGGCGTTAGCCTCAAGTGTTCCAGATGCGATTGCTGAACCAGATGCGTCTGTTTTGTTTGTTGCCGTAGCAACGACTAGTAGTGGAAGTGTACCTTGTGTAGCGGCCGCATATTGCGACTCATCACTAACAACAACTGACACGCCCGGTGATACTAATGTAGGCATTCTGTTTCTCCTTAATTATATAAATTGCATTATAGCAAAATTCTTTTATTGCTACTACTATTTATCGAAAAACACAAAAAAGTGGCTGTTTTTGAATTAACTACGTAGACAATACATCTGTAACTTGGCTATATAGATGCTCCAAGTCTTTAGAATTGTCGAATTCTATGTCAAAGTCCCATCCAGCCCAACTATACTCGCTTTTATGTACGTCTGGATATCTTTTCATAGGCTCAAGCATATTTTTTGATTTGCTTTGATTTGATGTACATGCATTGTCCCACCATTCAGGCTTTTCTTTTCGCCATACTACAGTAGTCTTACCACCTAATCGTTTAATAACATCTAATTCATTGTAAAATCTGCAATCAGAAATGACTACATTTTTGTCTGTTAATTCGACTTGTCTTTCACAAGCCGCTACCCAGATATCTGGGTGAAAATGTGTTCTGAACACATCTGTACCTACATGTTGTAAGGCCCATCTTGGTGTGAAGTTAGGAATACCTAATCTTTTTGCCCACCATTCATCTACTTGTTCTCTGAATACTCTACTCTCTGATGTATTACCTTCTAAAAGAATTCTGTCCCATCCAAATATATTTGCACATGCATCTTTTAGAACTCCTGCAAAACTTATTCGTTGAAAGCCGTTTTCAATTAAGTGACCTGCGACCGTGTCTTTTCCATGACCTATTAGCCCACAGATACCTATAATTTTTTTCATATAATCCTCAAAACAATGTTATACAGTATTATCGTTACAGATAAACCGGCTATAACACTACACCAAAATCCTATCTTTGTAACTAGTAACCCAAATATAACAAAAAATACGAGACTTGTCAAGACAAAATACGTAGTTTCGAAACTAAATTTTGCAAAAGTATCTGCATCAATGCCTGAATACCACATAAAAATCATTGCAAGAAAGGCAGTAAAAGGTATACCCAATAAAAATGCCGCCATTGTAGCACTTCTTTGAGCAACCATACTAACTGATGCTATTACTATTCCTGATATTAATGCTTTTAAAAAGAATTCCATATTTCTCTTGTTCCTAATTTTTCTATCAATGTATTTACCTTAATATCATTTTCTTTTTCTTTGTCTATAATTTGGTCAAGGGTATATGAATACTTTGTTGGTTGATTTATAAATTCTAATAAAAATTGTAATTCTTCTTGTCCCTCAAATGCATGTTTGAGTACATTAGATAGTTTAATCTTTAAACTACTTTCTAAGTTCTTTAATGACATATGCTCTGGATAGTCTAATATATCAAAATAAGGCATCTTCCCAAAGTGACCGTATGAAAACTCTACTATATCCTTCAATAGATGTATGTTAAAGACGTTTATCACAGTATGCATACCTAACGTCATATTATCTGATTTATGCTCTGTAAAGTGATTTATGGCGCTTTGAATAGTATCCCATTTGTGTGGGGGTCTTAGTATCTCATTTGCTTCGCCTATAGCATCGATACTAAATGTAACTTCTACTTCTTTTAGTTTAGACCATGCATCAAATATTTCTTGTTTTGGTATTATTGTACCGTTAGTATTGTAGAACAATTTTACATTACTTGGATCATCTGATTTGCTTATAATTTGTTTTAAAAAGTTTGCATGTTTTTTATCTATTAACGGTTCTCCACCAACAAACTTAACGAAATCTAATTTAGATAAATCAGTGTCGTAATATTCTAAGTCAAATGAATCAACTGAAACATCAACTGACATTCCAGGATTTTTTATAAGTTTCCATTTACTACTAAATGTATCATTACACATTCTACATGATAAATTACAATGTGTCGATAAAGCAGTTTCAATATATCTTATCTTTGGTTGTTGCCCTATAAATTTATCGTATTGTTTATACTGTTGTCTGAATGATTCAATACCATTATCTTCTGCATTCCAACACTTGTCACACATTGAAAGTTTTTTACCTTTCAACATTTCACTTCTTATATCGTCAAAGAATTTAGAATTGAATGCGTTATTCAATCCATCAGATAATTTTGGGGCTTGGTTTAAATTTGGGATATTATTTTCTTCTACGAAACAACAAGGTAGAACGGTACCGTCTACTTTAAGTCTAGCATGAGACCATAATAATGAACAAGCAGTGTTAGATGAGTTATCCAATTACAAACCCAAGTGGAGCAGAACCATCAACATAAGTTTGTAGTTCACTTTCCAACTTGTCAATTAAAACATCTGCTTCGTTTTTCATTTCTGCACCATTCAATGTTACTCCGCCTTGAGCACCAGGTAATGATGAGAATTTACTTCTTGCTTCACCTAACATCTTTTTACAATATGCTAAAGTATAATCTCTCATCCATGATTTAAGATACGGATCTTCAAGTAATTGTTCTTCTGGTCTTTCTAAGTGAACATGAATTAGAACCATTTCATCGGCTCTCATTCTTCGTAGTAGTTTTAATTTTTTTGTACTTGGATTCCAAATGAATTGGATATCTGTAGCGGCTACTCTGTTTAATGCTTCACGATATTGTGCAAATGCATCAAAAGTTGCGATACCACCAATGTGATTGTTTAAGAAAAAGTATGAGTTAGCATATGCTAATTCAAATGGATCCATATCAACGCCTCCAGAGATACCATGTCCAAATGAACGATGCCAAACTTGTTTGACTTCTATAATCTCTGCTGGTAGAGTGTATTCGTCTACATCTTTTTTTAGTTCTATTGAATAGAAATCTTCTTCTACTGCGTTTTCAGACCTTTGTCTTATCTTTGATAAAGCAACATCTACTGCTAAATCATAGTGGTCTGGATCAAGTTCAATATCGACCATACCATCACCTAGTAATAGTCTTACTTCCTTGATTACATTATTTCTAATTTTTGTATTTTTAGCCATTGATATTACTCCAACTATATACAGTATTTATCATTTAGTGGAGATATAAAAAAAGCCCACTCAAGAATGGGCTCTTTTTGTTGAAATTTTTAGTTATTATGCTATAGTGTAACCACGGTCTGTAGGGATATTAACTAATATCTCATTTTGACTAGCGGTTGCATATGTGTGATTGAACCCATCATCATCTTTGACTGGTTCGCCTGCACCCGAAACTCCTGAATCAGCAATTTCGTAAGGTACATCTGTTTTAACTTCATATGTATATGTTACACCATGTGTATCATTTAACCACTGTCTAAATGGAGCAGTGTACGCCGAATAGTTCGCCCAATGTCTTGCATTGATAAATGTGATACCATATGCACATTTATTAGCATCTGATGAATGCCAACCATATGGTTTTGCAGTTTCATATATGAAATCTTTTAATGCTCTCGCATATTTAGTGTTAGTTTCCTCAATATAAGCATCTAAAAGATTTTGGATCATCTTTGTGCCAGGAACTTCTGCGCCACCCTGAGCCGTAATTACGGCATCGGGAATGTTAACTTCCGCAAAATAATGTCTTTTTTTGTCTGCCATTCTATCTCTCCCGGGATATAAATTAATAGTTAATTTAGTATACTCGTCAGTATCTACATCTATTTATCAAAATACCTTAAGGAGCAGTGTATGTTCATTAATTCTACCATTCATTTTAGTAGGTACACTTTTTACTGATTCAAACTGTTTATTGAGAGACCTTTTTGTAATATCTTTGAACATCTTTAATTGCTCTTGAGGCTTACGTAGTGTCTTCTGTACACTAGTTTCTTCGTTGTAACGTATCATTGTAGTGCCTTTTACTGTTAGACCACTTCCTTCACGTTTTTGGTTCATTGGATCCACATTACTTGTATGATATATACCGACTTTTCGTGACTTTGTATTATATATAAGCAATATGTTACTTCCAACAATCTCAACTGGATTTATACTAACTGTACCTGTTTCTGTATGTTCTCTCATAAACTTCATTTTAGATACTAATTTCTCTGCACTAACTACTTTACGTTTACGTGGTTTTCGGTCAAATTTTGCATTAGCAATAATCATATCACATGCTTGTACAATGCTTTTGTACATTTCATGCATTGCTTTGATTTCGTTCTTTTCTAAATGTCTATATCCTTCAATCAACTGATTATGCCAATCAAGTTCTTTTTCTGTCATACCTTTTGTTGAAGGTGGGTTAACAAGTTCATCATATTCAGCAAAGTTACCAGTATATAACTCTCTAATAACTTTGGCATGATTTGCCTTTGCTTCTTTTCTACGTAAAAGATTCAGAGGTTTAAAGTCTTTTAACGACTTTACATCCATATCAAAATCATCGATAAACTTTTCAATATCATCTGTCATAGTCAATGCTTTTATACGTAGAAGTTCTTGTATACTAGGTCTATAAACATTCTTCTTTTTAGCTTCTTCTTTTTCTACTTCTAATTTCTTTTCTTTGATTACTTTGCCAGCCTCTATTGTTTCTGTTATACGTTTCTTAATAAAGTCAGTAATAGGAGTTATATGTCCGCTAGTACCAGCAAGAGTTTGCCAATAATCATCTTCTACTTGAACAAAGTCTGGCATACCATCTAGTAACAATTTGCAACATATCGCACAAGTAATGCTTATCATATGTTCTGGTGGGAGTTTAGCTAATTTAATATCTTCATTTGTATAATCATTCTTAGCCATCCAAGTGAACACAAATGCATATAAATCTTTGGCTTGATAGTTTTCATAATAAAAAGAACGAGCGCCTTCTTTTTTACGATGGAATTCTTGTCCTGATAATTTTTCCCATCCTTCCCATTTAGGTGATTCAAGTTTTGCTCCGCGTTTGGATGGGGCTCTCTTTAGTGATTTTCTTTTTTTCGCCAATGCCATTTAAATCTCGCTCCGTAATGTTTCGAATCAATTTATTATAGTTTCTATTTAACTACAAATAGCTATTTTTGTCAAGTTTTAAGGTTATCTGTGTTATTATCTAACAAAAGAGCATCTTCAAGTACATGTTCACTTAATGCATTTATAAGTAAGGCACTCCTATATAAATTAGATTTGTTAGGCATTGTGCTATGTAATGTTCGACCGTCATACATTAATACATCACCTGCTTTTGCTAAAAATTGATGACCTTCATTGACTAATCTATCATTATAGTGTTGTTGATTATCTTCGATATCTTTATAATATAAATTTTCTAAGTGCGAACCTGGAAGATATGCAGTGCCGCCATTCTCTAAAGTAAAAGCATTAAGAGGTATAATTATTTGTACACCTAGTGTCTCATCTACCTTAGCATATTTTTCGAATCGATAAGGGGTATCTATATGTGCATAGATTTTACTTGATTGAGGTGCAGTAGTAATACAATCAACTGCATGAATTCCCCATTGAATAGACCCAAATAATACATCAATATATTTTTTCAGTCCTAAAACTACTGGTAACCACATTTCTTTAGGTGGTGCTGTTGTCCACCAAACATCATATGTTCGTTTTCCATCATGTTTATCGTAGTAAATCCCATCTGACCCGTTGCCTCTATGAGCATTATTAGGGTTCATTGCCCACATTCTGAATTGTTCTATCGCTATTCCTGGTAAATAATCACGTACAATAGTATATCCATTACTATTTGGAAGTTGTTCCATTCACTTCTCCTTCAAGATATCTTCATTATATGATAAATACAGTTAGAAGTCAAGGAAAAAAATATGCCAAGATTAAGTTTATGGAACCCTCGTAAGGGAAATGATTACAAATTCATCGATAAGATGGTGAAGGCGCACTTCGAACATGGAGGCACTTCGCTACTTGTTCACAAATATTTAGGTTCACAAGATACAACTGATCCTAACTATGATCCTACCAAACCAGCAATACAAGATTTGTTGTTCATGGAGAATCGTGACAGAAAGTATGATGATAACATATATGACTTACGTGGTGTGTATACAGTTTCAGACCAAGATATGGACCTATCTCAGTTTGGAATGTTTTTGGGCAATGACCAAATTATATTCACAATGTCTATAAACGATATGGTAGAAAAAATGGGAAGAAAATTAATGACAGGAGATGTCATTGAACTTCCTCATATGAGAGAAGATTTGTTACTTGACGAGGACGCTCCAGCAGTCAATCAATATTGGGTAGTGCAAGATGCATCAAAGGCCGCAGAAGGCTTTGACCCAGGTTGGTGGCCGCACATATGGCGTGTTCGTTGTAAGCAATTACAAGATACACAAGAGTACTCAGATATTCTTGGAACAGGCGAAGAAGCAGACGATTTAAAAAATCTACTGTCTACTTACAATAAAGAACTTCAAATCAATGATGCAATCGTTGAAGAAGCACAAGAAAATGTTCCTGGAAAATACTGGGATTATAGAACTAACAACTTGCAATATGCACCCGAAGGACAACATCCTAAAGATGTAGACATGGCAACTGTTGCAAGTGGTACAAGATTTCCTAGCAACCCAGCAGAAAATTCTTACTTCTTAAGAACTGATTATAATCCTAACAGATTATTTCAATATCAAGGAATTAAGTGGTATAAAATTGAAGATAGTGATGGTGGTTGGGAAGTTGGTAACCACTTACACCATAAATTCATTAACAATGATGGCGTTGTCAAACTTGAAGATGGTACCACTATTGCAGGAAAGGTTAACTTGTCTAAGGCAGTTAAACCAAAGGTAGATTAAAATGGCGATAAAGCAACATCACTTTTACGATGAACAGATAAGAAGATATATTCTACAATTTATCAGAATATTTAGTGGGTTCAGCGTAAAAACAGGGAAGAAAATGAATGATGGTACAACTGATTATTATATTCGTGTACCAGCAAGATACGGTGATATATCAAGAATGGCCGCTACTATTATGAAAGGCAATTCTGAAAATATCGTAAATTCTGCACCATTTATCGGTTGTTGGATACAAAGTCTTCAACCCGATAGAGCAAGAGTTCAAGAGCCATTCTTTAATGATGCAGTAGCAGTAACGGAAAGAAAGTTTGACCAAGCAACAAACAAATACGTAAATGAAGATGGAAACAGATTTAATGTAAAAAGACTTATGCCTGTTCCTTATCTTTTGAATATGCAAGTAGATGTTTGGACTTCCAATACAGACCAAAAGTTACAGTTAATGGAACAAATTTTAGTTTTATTTAATCCAGCATTAGAAATACAACACAATGATAATCCAGTAGATTGGACAACTATCACTACTGTTGAATTATCTGATATTCAGTGGAGTAGCAGAGGAATACCTGCAGGAATTGAAGACCAAATAGACATTGCTACAATGTTCTTTCAAATTCCTATTTGGATTAATCCTCCAGCACAAGTAACAAGACAAAACGTAATAAGAAATATTATACACAACTTATACACATATACAGATTTAGATACATTAGATTATGATCCTGATGCATTTGAATTCTTTAGTGATTTAAAACAACAAGCAACAGTAGTTATAACACCAGAGAATTATGCATTACAAGTTACAGAAACAAACGGTAAGTACTTCTGTCAACCATTAAAAAATGGAAACTATGAAGATGGTGTTACATGGGAAGATGTATTGACTAATTATGGATCCCTTGACGATGGAATATCAAGACTCAGACTTAAGTTTCACGGTGAATTAGATAACCTTGAGGCTGACGTTATAGGTTCACTGAGTTCAACAGCCAATCCTGAAATATTAGAATTTACAGTAGACAAAGATACATTACCTACTAATACTATCACGGCAGTAGATAGAGTCATAGATGCCACAACTGCGAAACCTGGTTTTAATAATATACCAAGCCCAGCAATTGGACAAAGATATCTATCATTGACAGACGTTTCTGCTAGTGGACCGTGGGGAATAGATGCATCTAAGAATGATATCATTGAATATAATGGTAGTTCATGGGTTAAATCATTTGATGCAAGTGCGTATACTTTAAGAGCATATGTTTCTAATACTTTTACTGGACAACAATTTAAATTTGAAGACGGTGAATGGAATGATACATTCCAAGGAATTTATGATGCAGGATATTGGCGACTAGAATTATTACAGTAGGAAAGTCGTATCAATGTTAAAAGCCGCAGGCGCATGTATAATCGCTAAAGACACAAAAAGAATTATCCTTCAACAAAGAGACAAGTTAGGTTCGCATCCACGAAATTGGGGATTTTGGGGAGGCAAAGTTGAGGATAATGAAAATATTTCACAAGCGTTGCTAAGAGAAGTGTGTGAAGAACTAGGACTTGATATTAAGAAAGATGTACGAAAAATATATCCACTAGACCAATATCATTCCAGAAATAAAGATTTTAGTTATTACTCTTTTGTAATAGTTATAAAGAAAGAATTTATACCTACACTAAATCATGAAAGTGGAGGGTATGCTTGGATAGAGCATGAATATTTTCCAAAGCCACTTCACCCAGGAACTCGTAGAACATTGTTTAAAAAGAATAAGTTAAAAGTTATTAGGGATATTATATCGTCACTATAACTTCTTAATGAAACTATTAAATACTGTATGGGAGAAATGAGTGGAAACAGGCATAATAGATTTCAAGAAGCAAAAGTTCATTAGGGACTGTATTGAGTACCTAAAGACCGGGAATGCCGAGGCTGAATTACGAGCCATCGTTAACAGTGCCACACCTGAATATATAGAATACATTAAGAAAGATATTGATAAAGATACAATTATAATAATAGATACTGTAATCAAAAAGATAAGATTATCATCACAAAAGAAAATTACAGGTAGTAGACAAAAGATTAATATAATTGCATTAGCAACATTAGAAAAGTTATCAACAGACGATATAAGATTTGAAATTAAGGAAGTTACAGAAAGATATAGAGAAACTATAAATCCAGTAAAAGCATTGTACTATGATTTACAAGAAATTATGTTTCTTTATGATGGTAAGCCAAAAAACAAACATCATAAGTTTTTAATAGATAAGTTTTCTGACAAAAAATCATTTGATGATATTATTGTTGCAGTTGATAGAGATATACTGGATTTAAAAGAATGTAGAGAAAGAATTATTAAAATCAGAGAAGAACTTGGTTTTGCAAATAAAAGTGAATACTATAAACAAGTGATAGATTTACATAATGAAATGCTACAATGGAAAAGATTATTTGAAAAGTTTCCTGAATGGGTTGAAGAAAATACTAATACTCAGGGTGGGGGACTATATCAAACACTTAAGAATTTCTTCTGCGGAGAAGACTAATAAAAAGGGCGCCATAAGCGCCCTTGATTATCTTTTATAATTGAATTGTTACACTGCTTCGACTGGTGCTTGACCACCGAACATGTACCATGCAACAATTATTACAACTGCTACTGCAATCCATACTTTCTTGTTCTTCATTAGTTTTTTCATAACTTTCTCCTCCTTAAAAAAAAAGAAGGCCGACTGTAATGCCGACCTTCTCTATATTGTAAAATTATTAAGTTATTTACTTACCTACTTTAACTTCGACCATACCTTCGCCTTCTTCGATTTTATCTTTGATTGCGATACCGATATATGCCGTCATTTTAGGATCGTGGTCTTCTTTCCATGCTGTAGCATGTCCCTTGTTATCAGCCGCTACCATGATGTCGCCTTTTTTGACTGCACCCATAGTTTTAACTGGAACACGACCTTGTAATGCGATAGCTGGGTGAGTTATATCACTACCCGCTTCGCCGTTCATTAGATAAGCTGGTTTCATTGAAACAACACCTGCTAGTCTGTCACAACCGTGACCTTCTGCCGCTGTTACTTCTGCTTCTCCACCAAACATCATTACTGTGCCTTCATCGTATTCTGCATCTGCTTCATAACGTTCTGCAAGGTCGGCATATTTTGCCGTTGTTGCTTCACCGTTGAAACGTGTTGCGTTCATGTCACCACCATTAGCAGTGATATCACCTGATACTGTAAAGTCACCAGTATATGAACCGTCCATTGCGATTGTTCTATCTGCACTTAAGTCACCACCGCCTGAAAGACCGTTACCCGCAGTAATAGTTCTTGCGTGGGCCGCCTTTGTAGCAATGTTTGTAGCTGTAGTTGTAGCAAAGTTGGCATCATCACCAAGAGCCGCCGCTAGTTCGTTTAGTGTATCTAATGAACCAGGTGCCGCCGCCACTACTGCATTCGCGGCATCTGTTGCCGCCGTATCTGCATAAGATTTTGTCGCTATTGTTGACGTATCAACATTAATTTGATTGTTTGCATCATCGTATGATAGGCCTGTGTTAGCCATACCACCGATTAAGTCTTGAACAACTTCTTGTGCAGTTGCACCAAGAGTTAGACCTGCTTGTACATCTAGTGTACCTGCAACGTCAACATCGCCATCTGCTTTTAAAGTTCCATCAACTTCAATTTGATTTTTAAATTTTACTTTACCACCAAATTGTTTACCAGTAGCTGAACCACCGTCACCTCTATCTTGTGATGCAAGAATAGATACGTTACGTTCTAGGTCTGCTATACGTCTTAAGTTTGATTTTGTACCAGTGAAAATAATATCGTCAGTAGTTGTATCTACTGTACCTGTAACTTGTGATAAGTTTCCACTTGTGTCGTACTTGAATGTAGTTCCACGACCAATTTTTGTATTCGTAGAACCATTGTGTCTAAATTTTCTTCCCATGATTGTCTCCTTAAATCGAAAGGTCTTTAGATGACCTCATGTTCATAATTGAACCGTAGGGGATTTTACTCCCCTACGTTGTTAAGTTTTATTGCTCGTCCATGTAGATTACTTCTACTTCATCGTCTTCTGTAATAACGTCTGATGCAAAAGTTAATCCTGTTGAAGTAATTGTTACTTCATTTGGTCTCATCATAATTCTGTTGAGATAAACAACAGCATACGGTGAATCATTAATTTCTGATGCAAAATCAACACCACCAGTGTCAATCTTACCAGAAGTTAAGTTAGCCCATGTGATTGCATGTGTTGAACCAGTGTTATCTGTTTCGTCTTGTGCAGTTGCCTCATAAGCATGTGTGTGTTTTTTAGAAGTGTTTCCTAACTGTGCATAACGACCATCTAAAGATACTGTTACATCTGATTGAGTACCAACTGATAAAGTTAGTGTACCGCCTGAGAATGAAGCACCATCTACATAGTCATTGACTTCTGTTTGTGTGTTAGTTACAGTTAATGTACCCGCCGCATCATCATATGATACGTTGATACCTGTTCCTGCAGAAACATTAGCCATTACCGCATCTTGGGCTCTTTCGTCTGTGAAATACAAGTTAGATGAACCCTCAGTAATTTCGTCTGAGTTATCAACGCCTTGAACTGCACTTGTTACGAATGCCTCAGTTGCGTATGAGTTAGTTGTTAGATAAGTTCCTACACGTGCATCTGTGTAATACAAGTTAGATGAGCCTTCTGATAAACTATCTGTATTCTTAGTAGATAGTCTTGAGTCCCAACGTGCATCTGTGTAATACAAGTTAGTAGAACCTTCTGATACATCGTCTGTATCTTTAGTGCCTAATCTTGTATCAAAACGTGCATCTGTGTAGTAAAGGTTTGTTGAACCTTCTGCAAGGTCATCAGTATCACTTGAAGCTAGACCTTGAGTCGAAATTACACCAGTTGTAGGATTATATGTTAAGTCACCTGAAACTGAAATTGCCGCTCTTGCTCTTGCATCTGTGAAGTATAATTTATTTGTACCTTCTGCTAGGTCATCTGTGTCGTGATTTGAAATATCACTTGTAGTACCTGTTACGTTACCAGTTACATTACCAGTTACGTTACCAGTTAAATTACCGATAAAGTCACCTGATGAATATAGGTCTTCTGCACCAACTGACCAACGGTCATTAGTTTCGTCCCATAGTAACTGAACGTTTAAGTCATCACCACGTTCTATTTCGATACCACCTGATGCTGTAGCTGAGCCAGTTGCATCTGAGTTCAATAATAGAATGTTGTCTGCTAAGTTGATTTGTGAAGTGTTAATTGTAGTAGTTGTTCCATTAACTGTTAAGTCACCAGTGATTGTAACATCACTTGAGAACGTACCAGTTGTACCTGAAACAGCATTTGAGCCTGAGCCAATGCCTGTACTTACTGCACTATCAACGTAAGTTTTGTTTGCCGCATCAGAGCCAGTTGTTGGAGCGCCAACTTCTTTGATGATATTTGAGTTCATGTCAATGTGGTCACCGACCTGAATATCACCAGATGAAGTTTTAAGTTCGCCTGTGAACTGAATTCCGTTGCTTGATTCGATTTGCATCGTACCAGTACCTGTAGTCACTAGTTTTAGGTTTTCATTAGCATCAGTTTTGATAGTAATGGTACCACTGTCATCTTCAAGAATTTTCTTGTTGTTAACATAAAGTGAGCCAGGGCCTAAGTATAAGTCACGCCATCTTTTTGTTGTTGAGCCTAAGTCAAAAGTATCATCTGTGCCAGGTAAGATGTGACCGGTGTATTCTGAATCACCTGTTACATTTACGCCTGCCGAGAATGTAGCTGTATTTGTTACCGCTAGAGTACCCCCAATAGTTACGTTACTTGAGAACGCTCCTGTTGTCGAAGACGAAGTTCCGCCTTCTCTCATAAGTGGGTAGCCGCCGGTTGTTGAACCATCGTGGACTACAAGTGTTTTCTTGTCAGTATCGACAGTAACCTCACCTACTAGGCCAGTAAATGATGAGTGTTGTGTCGTTGTCCCACGACGGAACTGTATTGCATATGCCGCCATATTGTTTCTCCCGTCTATAAAAAATCGATTTATTATAAACTACACTGAATTGGGTTAAGTGTAATCTATCTTTATTTATCTGGATTGGAGTATTTGTGACTATTAGTATATAATACTTAAAGTATTACAACTTCAATAATTTTTGAACCTTCAGAAGCATCATTTGTCAAGGATTTGGCAAAAACTGCTCGTCCCATATCAGCACCAGCGACACTTTTTGCATGTCCTTTGACGCTAGATGTTACCATCAAGTCGCCTTTAGCTACTGGTCCCACCACTTTACATGGAACTCTACCACGTAATGCAATGTAAGGATGAGTGTCATCTGCACCTGCATCTGAATTCATTTTATAAGCTGGATTAGTACTTACAACACCTGCTACTCTATAATCAGTATGTACATCTGTTTTAGTAACTTCTTTATCACCACCGAATATAAGAACAGTTCCTGGTTCGTAAACATCATCTGCTTCATATCTTTCTGCTAAGTCGGCATATGTTGCCTCAACTGTTTCACCATAAACATATTCCCATCTTTTTGTTGGAGTACCCAAGCTGAAAGATGCATCATTTAATGGTGTGATACTTCCTGCTACTGTGTTGTTACCATTATTAATCATATAATTAGTTGGTAAGTCACCAGAAGTTAAGTAACCACTATCATTTGGTAAGTCACTTATGTTTACAGGAATAGTTGGTTGGTCTAATAAATCATTAAAACTACCTGTTGTAGCCACAGTTGATAAATTACTTGCTACTGCTAACCCATTTATCTGTGCCTGTATTGTGTCATTATAAGTAGCATCATTGTTTATTGCCGCCGCTAATTTCTTTAATGTGTTTAATTGTAACGGAGCAACATCAATAACTGCACTAATTTCTTGGTCAGTATAAGCCTTTGCCGCATTTAAATTAGTAACGTCATCTGCTTGCCAATCTGCGGAAAACCCTTGATAACTTTGTGTTACATAACCTGCATCATTAAACAAAGAACTAACATTAGTTGGTAAACTAGAACCTGTTGAGCCTCCTGTGCTTCCTGAAATAACATTTGTATCTGTTAAAAGACCAAAGTCTGTAGGAGCATCATAACTAATAACACCAGTTGTATTATCATAACCTATTTCATTACCTGTTACACTGATTGCCTGTCTAGCATCTGAATCTTGATAATAATTTCCTGAAAAAGATATTATACCAGTTGCTGGATCATAAGTCAATTCACTACCAGCATTCATACTGATAGCCGCTCTTGCTCTTGCATCTGTGTAATATTGATTTGTTGTACCTTCAGTTAAATCATCTGTAGTATTAGATGTAGTAGACCAAGTAAGTGAAGTAAAAGTTGCTTGTGCTGGTGCAGTTGCACCAATAACAGTACCGTCAATATTACCTGAGTTGATATCTACTGTACCGTTGCCTGTTACATCAATTATTGTATCACCTAGTTCTGAGGCAATATCACCTACTAAAGAACCTGTAAGAACTATATCAGTTGCTTCAATGGCGGCTGTTTTTAAATCATCACTAAATGTTGAGAATTTAGAATTTGTTTCGTCCCATCCAAATTTCTTATTATCAGAAGAACCTCTATTAATTTCAATACCAACAGGTTCTGTTGGTGCAGTTGATGATGTCAAATCACCATTTAACAGCATAAATGGATCAGCGATACTTACTGTTTCTGAATTAACTGTGGTAGTTGTACCTGATACTAGTAAATTACCTTCAATTTCTAGTGTACCTTGATTAGGTTTTATTACTGCATTTGCAACAGAATCTAATATTAGCTTTTCGCCTTTTAGAAATAATCTGTCACCAAATTTAATTTGTTCTGCCATGTGAATTCTCTCTCAAAACGGTTATGTCTCTTATCTTAATTGTATTTATCAGATTTCTTGGTTTTTTAGCCATAAAAAAAGCCGGGAATAAATCCCGGCTTTCTTCGTAATCTGTGTATAACGAATTATACGAAAGATAGATTTGAGACTGCGATTTTAGATACGTAGTCTGCCGCATTACCTAGAGATGATGCAGTATTTGTTAGTTCAACGTAACCGTAACGAGTCATGAATGACACTACTGGTTCGAATGAACTTGGATCTACCACAACGCCTGAAGACATTAGCGGTACGTACGGACAATAGAATGCCGCCGCATCGATTTCGCCTTGACCTTTGTAACCAAGTAATACGTCATCGTTTGATGCATATGTGTTAACATATACTCTCATTGTACTGTTTAGAGTACCTACGAATTTAGTATTTGTTGGTGCTTCAAAAGTACCTTCAGTTGTACGTGCAAATGCTGATGTAGTTGCAGATTGTAGAACTGTTAGTGCTGATGGTGAGATAACTGCCCAGTTTGCCGCGCCTCTACGAGTACGTTGAGCAACTAGGTTAGCTTGTTGATTAATTAATGTCGCAAGAACGGCATGTCTGTCACCAATAAATGTTGGTGTACCTGTGAAAGATGCTGACATGTCATATGTAGCGCCAGTTGTTGCTAGGCTTGATAGTGAACCTAAGATTTCTTGGTCGATTTCAGCAGTGATTTCCATTGCTAATGCCGCCATGATTTCAGCTTCGATATCTAAACCGTGCATTGAGTTAGCGTCCTGAGCCGCTTCAAATGTCCAACGTGCAGATAGCTTTCTTGTTTTAGCTTCTACAGTTTGTTTTAACACTTGAATTGACATTTTTGAACCTGCTTCACCTTCTAGTGATGCTGTAGAAGCCGGAGCCCCTGCCGCGTCACCTGAATATGCGTTAGCAATTTCAAATGGACTTAGTGCTTCATCACCTGCCGCCACGCCAGCTTTTGCTTCTGCGTAACGTACACGTAATGTGTGAATTTGGCCAACTGGGCCAGTCATTGGCTGTACGCCGATGATTTCGTTTGCGATAACTGTTGGCATTACACGACGGATAACTGGTAGAATCACTTTGTTTAGTGTTGCGATGTTACCAGCCTGTGTTGCACCAGCAGTTGCACTTTCATTAAGTGCTACTTTAGTGTTTTCTAAAACTGCGGACATTGTGTCACGTTTTGTGCCTTCTAGACCTTCTAAAAGAGCGTCACGTGTACCGTCCCAGTTATTTCCTTCAAAAAGATTTTCCATCTTTTATTCTCCTGATATTATCCTGGTTAATTTAATCCAGCTAATTTTTTAAGCTGAATAATTTCGGCATCGCTTCCTGACGACTGTGATTCCACGTGTGTTGCTACCTCACGGTCACCAGTAATTTCAGTCACTTTGCCTTCTGTTAATGTTTGTGTTTCTTCTTTCGTTGAAACGTTCTTTTCATCTAAAACAGCCGGTAGATATTTCTTGAATGCTGTTTGTAGATTTGAAGTTTTTACTGATTCCAATAAATCAGACATTACTGTTGCTTTTTCTTTGCCTAACGGTGCTAGTAAACCTGATAGAACTTCTTTTCTGTTCATCTTGTCTTCTAGTATACGTTGAGCCTTCTTAGCGCCTTCAATGTCTGCATCTTTATCAGCTATCACTTTTTCAAGTTCTGCAACCTTATTAGCAGATTCGTCAAGTTTCTTGTTCACTTTAGCTACTTCTGTGCCTTCATTTAATTGTGAAGCCATGAATTCACCTGAAAATGCTTCAAAGACCTTACGTCCAAACTCGTTTTCTTTAGCTTGTACGATATCTTCTTTTAAGTTTTTCATTTCTGAACGTAAAGAATTCTTGATTGTATTTTCAACAAGTTCCGCTGAACGTTTAATAAACGAATCTTTGGTCTTGTTAAGAATATTCTTACCTTCTGCTACTAAACGTACTTTAGTGTTAACTAATTCACGTTTATCGTTGTGGAACTCAGCTAGTTCACGGCTAAGTTGTTTAACAACGAATTTCTTAGTTTCCTGTAGATTTTCGTTAACTTTTGCCCTATCTGCTCTGAGTTCTTTAACTTCGGTCGCCAAACGAGATGCAATGAATTTTTCAAGGAGTTTAGCATGTTCAGAAATTGCTTTCTTATATGCTACTCGTTCTGCGATAAGAGCCTCACGGTCTGTTTTAAACTCTTCCATTTCAGTTTTAATTGTTGTGTTTAGCATGTTGTCCATTGCTTCAACAATTACTGATTTGTCGTGTTCAAACTTCTGTGCGAACTCCTCACGCAACTCGGCTGTAATCTCCTCTCTTGCTTCATTCAATTTTGCTTCTAAAGCCTCTTTAATTTGAGCGCCTGCCTCTTCGGAAAGTGCTCCTGACTCTAAAAGATTAGCAAGGATTTCGTTTGCCATTGTTGCTTCTCCTGTTATAGTTTAAGTTCATTAATGAACTTAACGATTTGTTCTGACAAGTATTTTTGAGCGACCTTGTCTGTTTGTACATTTTGTGCTAGTTGCCAAGTTTGGAAACCACCACGCATGTTCATTAAACCTTCGTAGATTGCCTTAGGATATGCCTCCGGAGCACTTGGTTGTGCTACGATGTCCACTGTGACAATCTCAAAATTGCTAACATTCCCACTATTGCCAACTTCACCAGAACCACGAGATGAGACACCTAGCGTGGCACCTGATTCGATTAGTGTTCTGATAATGTTACCCATGGGTGTAGGAACAATTTTAAGTTTACCATATCCGTTCGGTCCATCCATCCACATACTTTCAATAATATGCGAAACACGGTCAACATTGACTGTTAACTCCGGCGGATGGTCACATTCACCTAAAACCGGGAATCCATCACTGATTTTAGCTTGAACTGTTTCAACAGCCCTAGTAATTTCAGATACAGGGTAAACCCTTTGGTTAGCATTTTTTACGTTACCTTGAACGAAAATGCCTTCCATGAACATGTTTTTTCCACCGTCATCACCTTCAACGATACGTGATTTCACATTCGCTTGTTTGTGGGATAGTCTTTCAATAAGAACGGTCATTGGTTTTCTCCAAAGTTTTATTAGCTACTAACTGACTTAGTGTTAGCGCCGCCATCACCTTCAGAAGCCGATTTTGGGCTCATTGCAGGTGCTTTACTGTTTCCAGAAACGTTAACGTTCTTGGTTGACATATCTTTTGGTGCATCACCTTTGCCGCCTGATGTGTTACCATCGTTTTGGCCTACTGGTTTTGCATTTGAGTCGTCACCAGGACGTTTTGCATTAGCATTAACTGGTGATGCCGCTTTATCGCCGTCATCGCCTGCTTTAGCAGTTGCTGGAGTTACATATTCTTCTAACTTCTCATCTGCTTCTTCATCTGTAGATTTTTCTTCTACTTTGTCTGCTTCTGCTTCGTCTTCTGATTCTTCTAAGTCAAGTTCTAGTTCATCTGAACCTTCTGTTGCATCTTCTTCTGCAACTTCAATTTCAGTGTTTTCTTCCATGTCGTCCTCAGCTTCTTCTTCATCAGCTTCGTCTTCCATGTCATCGCCTTCACCTGACATTATTTTTTCGAATTCCGCTTCAAGATCCGCTAGATTTGACTCTAGGTCGTCTACACGTGCTTCCATATCATCTGCCGGAGCCTCTGCTTCTGCATCACCCATTTCTAGGTCTGCAACTGCTTCGTCTTCGTCTGATTCGTCTGCATCATAGAATTCTTCATTTTCAATTTCAGCAGTATCATCTTCGATAGCTTCGCCATCTTCGATTGATGCTACTTCTTGTACTTCTTCTTTGTCCTCAACTTGGTCAGTTTCGGCCTCAGATTCGTCAATATCCTCAAGGTCTTCTTCTACAACTTCATCACTATCGTTAAGAAGTTCTTCGTGGATCCTACGAGCCTCTGCTACGATAAAATCATGTAGCATGTTTTCTGCGGCGTCTTTTTCCTCATTGATTAGAAGTTCTAGTACTTGTTCTAATGTACTTCTGTCTGACATAATTTGTCTCCTTATCTTCTATAATCGCCAAAAAAAACTAAAGTCGTTTGATGTGGCAAGGTTGTAGAAACACTTCTATTTGTTTCACATGTATTTATAGAGGTTTTTGGGGTTTATTACGGAAATAGTAAAAAACGGCTATTTTTTAGCCGGTTTTACTGATATAAGTTATTTAACAAAGGTCATATCTAACTTATATACATATATAACTGCTTTTTCAAACAATTATTTGACACTTAAGTATTATAATTCAGGCTCAGAAGATGCCTCAGAACTACCACCATATTGTGTTTTTAGTCTGTCTTTTTCTTCTGAATTCTGTACTTTTCTGTACTCTCGCATCTTACGTAAGTCGTTAAGGTGAGTAAGTGTTAGACGATTTTTTCTTGTATCATCTAATTCTATACTATTGTGTTCATCCCTATCGGGAGAATAGTTTTCAGTAATATCACTATACTTCATTTAAAAACTCCGTTTACTATATCTATTTATACGTTTATAGGCGTTTCTTCGCCTTCTTCGGAATTTTCCGCGCCACTTATTGGTGAACCTTCTTCATCTGTNTCTGCATCTGTTTCNTCAAACTCTGGTTCNCCGCCTTCAAACTCACCACCNGGAACACTTGCTCCTACTGATTTAAGTCCGTCTGTATCTTGTGGGTCACCAGTGCCTTTTTCTTCATGCCACATTTTTTCGTTCATCATGATTTCTTCTTCTGATAAACCTAAGAAACGTTTCATTGCAAAACGTTTACTTACATAATCTGCGCCTTCGATTGCAGTGAATACGTTCATCATAACTTGGTCTACTTCTGCTTGACGATACTTACCAAAGTTTTGTGGAGGATTAAATTTCAAGTCGAATAAAGAACTTTCAATCAACACACCTCTGTGTTTCATAAACATCTTAAACTCTCTGTCTAAATCTTCACATACTAATGTTTGTAAACGTTCACAGAACTTAGTAAATCTAAATTCTTGAATGAATGCAGTACCTACACGACCATCATTATAGCCGTTACCGTCACTGTCTAAACTACCTAGATAGCTTGGTGGAACTCTAAGTCCACGCATCATCTTATCATTGAAGTATTTTAAATCATCAATCTGTCCTAAGTTTTCACCACCTGGTAGTGTCTCAACTTTAGAACCACGACCTTCAGCCGTCTGAGCAAAGAAGTAATCTTCCATAATAGATAGTGGATTGTATGCACTATCAACGATGTTTTGTCCACCGCCTGTTTTACTTGGAATACGTCTTTGATGAATTTCACTTTTAATACGTTCTAAGTGGGCTCTTGCTTTGTGTGTTGGCATGTTACCAACATCGATATAGAATACTCTACGTTCTGGTGCTCTTTGAACACGATAAATCAGAATAGCATCTTCTAATAATTCTTTTTGTTTGTAAACTTTGAACACTGGTTCAAGAATTGAGTTACCAAAAGGCCAGAAGCCATCGATACCTTCATTCAATGAAACGTGTACAACGTGTTTAGCATCTACAGGAGTTGAAGTTTGGTCTGAAACAAAACGTGTTCCGCCTGCCGCTCCACCACCAAAGCCTTGTGTTGTATTAGCATTGATGTTAGGTGCACCTGTTAACCCTGTTTGTGTTTGTAATAGTTTAGTTGTATCGGCTGTAATATTAAGACTTTGCAGATTGATATCTAAATCTTTAATATAATATGCTTCAATCTTTTTTCCTTTACCTTCATTCACAATAACTTTTTCGATTTTAGCTGGATCTACCCAAAAAAGTTTATATGTTTCAGGATCACGAATGAACATTTGGTCTCCGTATTTTACTGCATTTCTGAAAATACGAAACATTCTTTTAGAAAGTTTATTTACTGCACACCACTGTCTTAATGACTTTTGAATAACGTCATTTTCAGTTTCAGTTTGGTCTTCATTATATTCAATATGAAATGGAAGTTTAGATTGTTCGTTTTTTAGTGTAGAAAATTCTGCAATAGTATCTAACGCAGTGTTTACTTCACTATCTAAATCCATTTGGTCATATTGACCATATCGTTGAACACGATTAGGTTGTCCCTGATAAACCTCAGGTAGCCAACTGCTATATCGCTTTGTGTCTGCATCTCCGGCATAACCAGTACCTGTCGATGCAGGCATTTTCTCTGGCATTCCGTCGTATGTTTTAAAATATTTTTTCCAGCTCATTTTTTAATCCTTAGAGTTAATTCTATCATAATTTGATATCGTTGTCAATACTCTTTCCTTAATTGTTATTTAACGCATTTATTAGCTTTTGTAATTCTGCCAATATAGCGGTTTGTTCTGCTTGGTTTTCTGCCGTATTACGGTCATCTACAGATTTTGGCTTAAAAAAAGAAGCCATATTCGTATCCATGTTAGTTAAAGCCTCATATATTGCTTCAAGATTTTTCTTTCCAGCATCAGTTTGAGCCGCATCAGTTTTCGAAAGTACCTCTAATACTTTTGCGAATTCTAACATCTGTGCATTTCTATCCTCTACAGAATCACCATTATCAAACATTCCCATCAACTCGACCATTTTTTCTGTAGCATTGGCAATTTGTTCGTCTTTGTTTGGTCCAGTTGCCTCTAAGCCTTTCAGAATTTGGTCGAATATATTTTCATTATTATTATCAAAGATAACACCTGAATTCTCATCATCGAGTTTTCCTTTACCTTCGGTTAAATTTTCTGTTGTTTCTCCAGCAGTAATTTCGTTTTCAAGATTTTTTTGGTCTTGATTTTCATCCCTTATCCCAAGATTTTTTGTAGACCATGCACTTATATCTGCGGCCATACCTGCCAATGATGTAAAGAAATCTGTTTTTATTACCTCAAATGTTCCAGATAAATCTGTAATAATAGTTGCTACTGGTCCTAGTTCATTTCCTAATCTTCTAAATTCTTTAATTGATTCTGCGTTGGCGGCGTTCATTTCTCCTAATATATCCGTAAAACCTTTAACTTGTGTATTGAATATATCTTCTAATCCAACAATAGCCTGTCTTCTATTTTCTATTCCTTGTAAAACAGCCTTATCTTCTTGTGATGGTGCTACCGGTCCTGCATCTGCATCTGAAATAGTGCCTTGCATACGAGATAAATCTGCAATTATAGACTGCAAAAATTGGTCTTGTTGTAAGACTGCACGATTGCCTTCCGTACTTGCACTTGCAATAATGCCTTGAATATCAGGAGATAAGTTAGCTATAGCGGCCTGAAATGCCTCAGGTCCTTGTTCTCCTGCTAATGCAAGACGTTCTATTATTGGAAGTAATTCTTTACCTAAGCCTGTACCACTTAATTGTTGGAATGTTTGTTCACGTACAAATGCGCCTTGGCTTCCTGATGCCATTCTTTCAATAAGTGCCTGTCCCAATGTGCCTTCTAACATTCCTGCTGAGCCAATAGTTTCTCTAATATTGGCCGCTCTATTAGGATCCATAGTAACTAATCTTGATGTTACATCGTCACGTTGTAGAGTTTGTGAAATCATCTTAGCCGCATCTTCCATGTTTATCTTTAAAACATTTGCAGTTGAAGAAACACCTGACATAAAATCGTCCATGCCGTCACGTAATTGTTGCTGACTCATTCTATCAAGCATGCCCATGTTTCTTAATGAGTCTAGGTATTCTCCTGCCATTGATGTTACTTCACCAAATTCAAGACCAAATCTTCCCATTAAATCAAGACCACCTGCGTCCTGAGATTTTGTTAGTGAGTTAGCAAACTTTAATGAAGCCTCTACCCCTACCATACCAACAGACCTTGAAAATCTTTTTGTAAATTCTGCCGCTTCACCCAAAGTAAAGTTATTTTCATTAATCATTCCAGACATTTCTGAAAGACTAGCAGTCACAGAATCAAACCCTGCCATTAAACCTGACTGTCTAATTTCTTGGGCCATATTAAATCTGTCTTCTGTTTGTTGACCCATAAAACTATTAATCATGCCTGTACTTGCTAAAATACCGATTGCAGATTTTCCTACTGCGGCACTAACATCTTCAAAGTTTTTCTTAAGTTTTTCTTTATCAAATTCCATACCTGCCATTTCTTCTGTGATATTTGGATTTTGACCAGTTGTTTTCTTTATAAATTGTTCTCTATCTCTTTCGGCTGAACTTCTGGCAATTTCATTTGATATTTCACTTTGTTTTATAAGTTGTTCAAAGTATCCTGCTATTTTAGTATTTTGTCCAGCTAACCTTGTTCTATCATTCTTTTCTTCTTGGTTAGCTTTTTGTTCTTTAGCACCTTGTTGTCTAACTTCTCCCAATGTATCATGTAAAACTTTATATGCTTTTTGGGCATCCCCACCTTCACTGTTTTTCATTTGGTCTAATGCTTTATTAGTTGCGCCTTGGTCTGCGGCTAAACCAGCCAGTATTTGGCGTATTTGGGACATCGTAGTTTCGGTTGCCCAACCAGGGATCGAAGGATCAATACCTTCAATATATACATTTCCTTCAGCCATTACAAAATACCTCTTGACAAGTTAAACTTCGTAGTTTATAATACATCTAAATATACGTATATAACCACTTAAAGTTTATTATAAGTGTATTTATCAATCCAAGGAATTAATGATGACCGATAACCCGCTAACTAAGTACTTTAGAAAGCCAGCTATATATGTTAGTTTACCAACTAAAGGTAAATTTAACCCAGAAATAGACCAAACTATTATTGAAGAAGTGGGCGTTATGCCTATGACTGCTATCGATGAGATTACAATGCGTAATCCAGATGCACTTCTTAATGGTGAGGCAATGATTTCTTTAATAGAAAGTTGTGTTCCTAGTATCAAAGATGCAAGAAAATTATGCAATATTGATGCAGAAGCACTTTACATGGCTATTCAATACGCAACAAACGGTAGTAATCTCACATATACGCATACATGCAAAGAATGTGAGAATAAGAATGATTTCAATATTGATATCGATTTTGTACTAAACAAGTTCCCTGAAATTAATAAGGTTGAACCTGTAGTATATGAAAATTTAACAATCCATATGAGACCACCAACACTAGAAAGTGTTACACGGGTTGCTCTTATCCAGCTTGAAGAACAGCGAATCGTTAATAACGTCAAAAATGATATTACTAATGATAAGGATGAGTTGGAACTTGCGAAAAAGTTTTACAAAAGTTTCAAACGTGTAGCTGAATACAATGTTGATTTGATTTCAGAGACTATCGATAAGATAGAAACGCCAGAAGGTGAGGTCACTGACAAGAAACAAATTATTGAATTTCTTGCTAATGTTCCTACATCAGTAGTAACAAATATGGATAAAAGAGTTAAAGACATAGCTAAAAAGCCAGAAGCGTTAAACAATTTTGAATTTAAATGTCCGGAATGCGACCATGTACAAAAAGTTAATATAGAGATTAATCCTGCAAATTTTTCCTAGGCTGGCTAGCAACCGCCAGCGGTGAAGAAATTGCAGAAAAACAAAAAAAGTTTGAAAAAGAACTTGACAAGGTACATAAGAATCTGTTACAATTATCTTGGTACATGAGGGGTGGGGTTTCTATCTCAGAACTTCATGAAATGCCAGTGAATCATATCAAACATCTGAATGAGATTATCGACCAGAATTTTGAAATGAGTAAAAAGGCAGGAATGCCAATACTATAACTAATAAGACTAATACAATCTAATATATATCTCGGCGAATAGGAAAAGGGAATGACTAATATCTCAGCATACATAGTGGAATCGTTTGTCGGGTTGCCGACACGGGATTGAGACTGCAAACGTAGTGTTTGCCGTCAGACTAGTCAGGATGAATT